TGATCATCTGAGCTACCATCCCTTGTATGGCTTGATTGATTAAGTGATTCGAAACCGTGGCAGTGGTGAAGGTGATTTTGATTGCTTCCAAACTATCATCCGTTTCAAAATTTTTCAACATCCGTATAGTAGGCCAAAAGGAATGTTTGGTGAATTGGAAATCAGTATTCAACGTTAGCGTAACTGGAGTGCCTGCTTTATTCTTGTAGGTAATCGAGCTGATTGCATCAGTAGACCAATTTTTAATTTCAAGGTATTCTTCATTGCAAAAACTTTGCAAATATGCTTCCATCGTACTTTCAATAATTATAGCATTGATATAATTCTCCACCGCTCGTTCAGCCGTTTTTGCGTAATTAATAATCAAACCATCCTCTTTATCGTTCTGGATTTTCGCCTGTTCTTTTAGCGTTTCCAGAGATACAATTAAGGAGTTTGATCTACTGATAGAAGTGAAAGAATTAATTGGTATCATTACTTAGATTTTGGTTTTGCTGCTTCTGCGGTTGCTTGTGCTTCTGCTTCTGCGGTTGCTTCTGCGGTTGCTTGTGCTTTTTCATCAGCTACATTTACGACAAAACCACCTGCCAATAACTGTTCTGCTTGAGCCTTAGAAAATTCAGCCACTTCACCAATGATATTGGCGATGTTGTACACACCAGTGGCGTTTTTTATAAATCGAACTTTTATTAATTTATTTGACATGACTTTTTTTTTAGAAAATGAATTTAAAAAAAAAGGACGGCGCGAACCGCCCTTTTAAACACAACCAAACCACATGCTAGGCAGTAACTACATCTTTGTAATTACTGAATGACTTTGGACGGCGCGCCACACCGTCGTGGAACACATTTAAAGTGTAAACTTTTTGTCCACTCAATGCCTTAGTGTAAGGATCGAAAATAATTTCCAATCCACCCCATTGACCCAAAACGTAATCTTTCCAGTTACCAAAAATAATGGCCGTCAAAGCAGTACCAGTACCTTTTGTAAGGTTTTTTGGAACGATGTTACTCGTGTCCGCATAATACCCATCAATAGTATTCGTGATCAGATCCCATATTTTCAAACCAGAACCCGCATCAATATCACCTGTTTTCAAAGGAGTGCGCAATTTGGTACCCAGCAAAAACTTTGGATCATTGAGCAAAGAATTTTCATCATCGACACCTTGGATCAAGGCTAAAACCTTAGCAAAATCAAGAGATCCACCATTTACACCTAGTGCAAGGCTAATCACATCAGCATCATTAAGCAACCCAAGTGGTTGATTTGAAGCAGCACCCGCACCATTTATGACCGCTTTTTGGAGAATAACAGCATGGGAGCTGATAATGTCCTCATTGAGCAACGCTTCAATATCCAAAGAGCTTTGAATAAGCAAACGATCCGAAACCAACACTTGACCCGTCAAACGGTGTGGTGTCATTTTGTACTCAGACAGAGTCATATCTGTAAGATCAGCATCAGCCACCTCACCTTTCCAACCAAACGTGGTTGCAGCCGTTTGGCGAACCAAAGGCAAATCACCTTGCAAACCTGTGATCATTTGCACGCCGTATTGAGAAATCAAAGGAGTTTTTTCCTTCAAAAGAGAAATGTAATCAATCGGTTCGTCCCTTAAAAGAACACCACCCTTATTACCACCTGAACCACCTGTAACAGACATGGCACGGGAAGTTCCAGCAAATCGCTTATTTCTAAGCACTACCATCGGCACCATGACACCTGCACCATTTCTGGTCGCACCAGACATGTTCAATTCCCTCACACCTTCTTCATGCATTTCTTTTTCAACACCGTCCAAACCACTGAGGTTGGCAGCGTTTCGCATGGCTTTGGCCATGGAAAAAGTGTTGATCGTTCTCTTATCAGCCTCACTCATTTCTGAGGTGCTGAAATCAACTGGCATACGTCCATCAGGAGTTTTTTTGCGCTTCTCTTCTTCAGCCGTCTTTTCGGTTTCACGCTCTTCCTCTTCAGCATCAACAATTTCCATGTCAATTTCTTCCACTTCAGCCACAATGGCTTCCGCTTGCATTTTGATGTCTAGCAATTTCGCTTTCTCTTCGTCTGTAAGCATGCGCGTTTCCGCGATGGTTCGAAGACCCGCCATGGAAGAGATCAATGCCCTTTTAGCAGTGATTTTCGCCGTTCTTTTTTGTTTTAATTTGTCGCTCCTTTTCATAGTTTAAAAAAAAATTAGTTGTTAATTTGAAATTCAATGCAATCTATTTGACTTAAAACCATATCATCTTTGACAGGAGGTTTATTTTCCTCCCGCTTTTCTGGTTCAATTACGTGCTTTTCGTAACTTCTATAATTCGCAGAAGTTTGTCTGTATGCTTCACCAAAGACAGGTCCCATTTCGTACACCGCCATGAACTCATGGATTTTTCTAGTCCATACGCCATCTTCACCTTTTGTCCACACATCTTTTGCTTCATTTGCCACGAAAATAAAAGAACTGCCTCTAATGTCCTTTCGCTTGATCATTTCGATCACCGTATTTCCCGTTTCGCAGTTTGGAGCATCACATTCATAATCAACGCCATTTGGAGTAACGGTATATCTTGCGGTACCTGCATAGCCAGTTCCTAGGAGTTGATTTTCGTTATGATTGTAAAAAGTCACCACCTCAGTAAAATCAATATTATCTACCGCTTCAGGCATAATAATTTCACGAAAGGCCACATAGCCTTCACCTTCTTTCCAATCGGTAAGCACCTGAGATGGCTGATTAAAAACAATTCCAGTTCCTGAGATAATGCGGGATTCAGCATTGACATCATTACCCAGATTTCGCAATGAAACAGGCATGCTTTGAATTACCCTGGTTTCTTTCTTTTGTTGCATAGATGTATTATTCATTTTCGAAGTCTTTTGAGGAATTATTGCCAATTGCTGGCATTTTATCAAGATTTACAGGAACTTTATTTTCAGCTTGATCGAGCATCAATTGCACCATTTCAGGCGTTACGGTATTGTTGGGCACAAATCTTTGAGAACCACCCGCATACGGATTTTTATCCAACTCCTTGAGAATGTCGTTTGGAGAGTAGGCACCTACATAAAATAAACGCTGGAAAAAAGCAGATTGGGAATTAATATCACCACGAAGCAAGGCAGTAAAATCATATTTAAAATAATGATCATCCCATTCCCAGTCTGGCAATAACTTTACAGCACATTCCTTTTCGATTTCCACCGCAATAGGATCCAGTGTATAGGTTTTGAAGTGAAGATTTAGCTGCTCCAAAGATGCATATCCAGTACCTTTCAATAAATGCATCACAAGCGGTTGAGGCACTCGAAACCAACGGCAAATTTCATCCACAGACATATTACTAAACTCAATCAATTGAGCTTCGGCGGGAGTCATGCTTACACCTTGAAATTTGTAGCCCGTATCCAAAAGCAAGGTGTCATTACCCGCCTTGATTTGATCGTAAAAACTGGCATGCAATTTTTCGCGCTGGTCTGCTTTTACCGCTTGCTCCGTGGAAAAAATACCTTTAATATTTTTACCTTTATTCCCCATGGTTTCGCCAAAATATTCCATAGTGGCCACATTGATACCGAGAGATTCGGCCATCAGCTTCACCAACGGTTCGCCTCTAGCATTACACTTAAATTCCAAAATAGAATCTTGATTGACAGACATTTGGTCACCATTTCGAAAATATAGGTGATAGGTAATATCATTGCCAAGATCCTGAATGTACCACGAGTCACCTTGCGAACGGCTGCACAAACGCAATTGTTTGATAGCACCCGAACGAGCATTTGTTTCAATGAGGAAAATTCCACGTCCATACCCATACCCATCCTCTATCCATTGCCGAAAAGCATCATAGGATTTTTGTCTTTTATTCGCTTGGAAATTCAGTAAATTATTAATAGTACCTTTTACTTTGTGCCTCATTTCCAAAACTTCGTTCGTATCAACATCTCTTTCCATAGAGATTTTGTACAAATTGAGCGAACAATGGGCCATGGTGGTTGCTAGAATTTGCTTGCAAGCATAGTAGGCACTTACCCGCTCAGCCGTTTGGGAATTTATATTTTTGCGCGCTGAATTTCCATACGCGCCATATCCAGAAAGGACACCACCGGGCTTTGACAGGGAACCTGCATCAGACCAGACAGATGAACGTTTTTCGGGAGACAAGGCGTGTAAGGTGGCTAACTTCATGTAGGCAAGTAAAGAAATAAAATTAAATACTTGTGGAAACATGGTTACAAAAGATTTTTTTAATTTTATTTGCTTGATTTATACGTGTTTATATTCAATGTTGTTAATTTTAATAAATATTTATTGCGTGGTGTTTGGAATTGATTAAGTATATGCTTATATTTACATAACAATTTAAACAACACGAACATGAACACGCAAAATCAAAAAATTGATACTTCAGCTTACCACGAGGTAGACCAAGAACGCCACGACCCAAAAGCAAGGCCTGATATGAGAGGGATAATGGACTTTGGATTTGGAACTAATCAGACAGCATCTTGCGCCGAAACAGGCGAAAAAATAAGACCCGGCAATCGGTTTTTACTTCACAATGGAGCGTTTTACTCTTCATACAGTAAAAAGTATGATAGTTTAGTAACATTGGATATGCCAATATTTGATTGGGGGATTTAAACCGATGATTGAAAAGCTAAAAAAGAGACTTGAAAAAATAGAAAAAGAGCTAGACAAATAGACGACTATGATAAATGATAGCATGGAAGAACTTGCTAAGCAGGATGATGAAAAAAGATACCATTTGGAGGAAGAAATCATCCCAAACTATTATAAGCACTTAATGACCTCTGCTAAAAATAGAAAGAAACGAAAGAAACGAAATAAACTCAAACGAAAATGAAAATCTCCAAAAAGCTATTAATACTCTTGATGATGCTGGCAGTCTGCTTATCATCCTGCGCGCAAAAGGCATCTAAAGCAGGTGCTGTAAAAGATATTGAGAGGCCAAAAAGTTTCAGGTGAAAATTAAACAACAAACAAATGAAAAAACCTATCTTTCCCACCTTAGAGCAAATTACAGCTCAAAAACTCCTTTCACGTTATTTAATAGAGATTATAGTTGACAGACAAAAATGGATAGAAGAAAACCTATCTGACATGAGATTTTACACTCTAGAAAAAGAAATTGATAGACAAAATTGCACAACTTAGAAAGGAACTTAAAAAATGAATTTATACTCTTTGCATGATTTCACCAACGAAGGTGGAAAAATTATCCAGCTAAAATCTTCCTTCGAAGTTCATAAATGGAAGGTGTACAAAAAGGAATATAGCGATTCTGAGGCATGCATCAAGGTGTATTTCAGTTACAATAAATTTGCGGTGGTTCAGATTGCTTTTTACTTTTCATCTGCTTCAGATGCACAAATTGTTTGGGAAATCAATCAATCTAATTTGGGCATAAAGGGAATGGAATTATTTTTGAAAGCCAATGTCAATTGGGTTAAAAAAATAGGCAACTCTTTTCAAAATCCTTATCAGTTTAGTTACTTGGAAATCAAAAAGAAATTTGAGTTGAAAGATACTGAAATATCCGATATTTTCAGTTTCAAAAGTGTAGGATCCTTTGCAAACAGTAGTGCGAAAAAGAGGTATGAAAAAGCATTGGCAGGGTTTTACAATCTGATTTTTGAACGATTAAAAAAGGGATAAAATATTACAATTAACCATTCAATTTCTTTTAGCCAGTTTGGAGGATATTTTTTATAATCTATTGGCATGGGTCTAAATTGATTATTTCCTGCTTCCTATTAAAAAACCGCCTAATCACATAGCTCCTGACAAGGCTAATGCCTGTGAAATATAGGGTAATGACTAGGTTCTTTGATGGGCTGCTTTCAATTCCCAGCAACGGGAATATCAAGAAAAGAGAGGCTAAACTAATCACATAGCCGATTCCTACATTTGTGATCGATTCAATGAATGAGCTTTTTTTTGTCTGCATGGTGTTGATTGTTTTACTGGCATTGGGAAAATCTATTGAGAAAGGTTTTTCAAACGCTCCAAAATCACGTCTGCATGACAAGGAGAATCTAACGAACAAAAGCAAGCAAGATTTTTTCCTTTTAACTCGTTCAAGTCTAATTTTTTAAATCGGTCTGACCAATATTGAAGGTCTTTATTTTGAAATATTACTCCGCTCCAAAGTTGTTTGTAAAGCGAAATAAGATCTTTGATGTTTCCATAATTGTAAAAAACCCAACGATCCAAAATATTTCTTCTGTGGCTTGCATCAATGAAGATTACTCCACCCGCTAATTTTAGCGGGTTTCCAAATTTTGTTGCCTACCAACGAACTTTGTATTTTCGGGCATTTTCCACCCTTTAGTTCTTTTGCGCTGTATTCTTTTCATTTCCCAAGCAATTTTCTATTATGTCTATTCAAAGCAGATTGAAAGGACTTAAAGGAAGAATATTTTGAAACCTCAAAAAATCGTTTATATTCAGTTTCTACTTTTTCAAACGCTTCGCATGAGGAATCAGACGTTCCACAAAATTCAAAAAACCGCAAAAAGAATCCCGATTGTGTCATTAATTGCAGCATCAATTTTTTTTCGTGTGGTTGCATATAGGTAGTTTATTAGTTTACCAGTTAATTAATTGAGTAGGAGCGGGAGGAAGAACAAACGCAAGTTCTTGAATGTCATCCGTCATAAGTCCATAAACAGCGTTGACGGTGGCTGGCCAGCAGTCAATCTTTTCTTTAGACCTCTTTTTATCGAACTTGATATTGTTGTTTGTATCCCGAATAATCATAATGTTCCCAAACATCCATTTCGCACAGGGATCATCGGGATGGGAAATGGTATTTCCAACAAGTGCGCGTTCTAGTTTTGAGGTAGGTGGCCCCATTCTACTCATTACCTGAGTCACCTCAATCAGCGTAATGCCATGTTTATTTTCAAGGTTTATGGCCATTTGGTGTGCTTGATAAGGATCGTACGCCATTGCCAATAAATTAAATTCAGAATTAGCCCAAATGATTCGCTCTTGGATAATGTCGTAATCGGTAACATTCCCAGGCGTAATTTTTAAATCACCTGTTTCCACCCATAGGTCATAAGGAACTCGATCAAGTTTAGATCTTCGAGGAACATCTTCAACAGGCACAAAGTGTTCCCAAATAATTTCTGAATTATCAAGCTGCATATCATCAGGAGGAAAAATATAAGCCAAACTTGAAATGTCTGATCTAGAGGCTAAATCTAATCCTATAATGCAGTTTTTGCCCTTCATTTGATCTAGGGTAATATCCTTATTGCCGTGATTAAAAGTTTCAACAGGCAACCATTCTTGCTCGTTTTGCATCCAAATATTTAACTCTTTAATAATGAACGTAGGCTTGAATTTTGGCATACCAGAAGCACGGTCAAACATCGCTTGCATATAGTCAAATTTCTTAATAGTGCCTAGTCCTGGATTTGCTTTGTGCCATATTTTTGGGTCATTCCAGTTTTTCAAATCCTTTTTGTCCAAAGAATAAATTATGGCAAACCACGTATCATCTTGTATTGAACCATCCAAAACCGCTTTTGAATAATTATGGTGTGTAAATCCTATACTTGACTCGGTAGCATTAGAACCAGCGGTTGTGATCTCAATGCTCATAGGCTGATTTCTAGCCCCCATCCCCTGGTCAATGGCATTAATTACTTCATCGCTTTTATGCACATGCATTTCATCTGTAATTCCAGCATGCACATTTAAGCCTTCAAGGGAATTTGCTTCAGATGATAAGGCTTTTATTGAACCATTGTTAGAAAGATTTTCAATAAGATATTTTGTAATAATACGTCCTTTTTTGATCAACGGTGATTGTTTGCCCACATGTAAAGCAGCTTTAAAACCTAAACTAGCTTGATCCCGTGTGGATGCAGCAAAGTAAATTTCAGGCTTATATTCGTTATCAGCCACTAAAAAATAAATAGCTAAACCACCGCACAAACTTGTTTTCCCGTTTTTACGAGGAATTTCAATGTACAGCTTTCGAAACCTTCTGAAATTATTTGATTTCCTTACCCAGCCAAACGCAAAATATAATTGAGCCTGTTGAAACGGTTCTAAGTTAAATATTTGGTTTCCTTCGTGCTTGAGGAATCTTGGAAAAAAGTCTAATATGTGCTGCCCTTTTTTGTGCGAAAATATATAGGGATATTGATCTGATTTTGAATTTTCTTGGTCTAAAAAATGTCTTTGGAAAGCCTTCATTACATAAGAACCCACAAGGATTTTTTTTGTGAATATTGCCTTAATGTAGTCTTTTACAGCTTCATTTTCAATTGAATCAATTTCAGCTTTAAATTTATACTGCATCGCGATCTTTACCGTAATTTACTAGAGCATCTCCAAATAATTCGCCTTGATTATCATTGCCTATTCTATCAATTTCCTTTCTATCACGGATTGATAGACCTAAACTTTTAGAAAGTCTAGACACTTCTTTGAAGGCATTGGATCGCGCTGAAACATATCCACTAACATTTGTTGCTCCAGAGGTGAAAACTTGAACCACACCAGTGATAAAACCAATTTCCCGAATTTTCATTTCGCACTGCATATATTCATCCAGTGAAATTGCTAACATAGTCAGGGATATGCTATCCCTATTTTTAATTTTACCCGCTTTGTGCAATTCTCTTCCATATCTTTCGTAGAATTTTTTTTGGCTTTCGGTAAGATCAAAACTTGGTTTTGGTAAACTTTTAGAATGTGGATCTAAATCAAAAATCAATTCATCATTGTTAACTCTCATGTCATATACCCCCTATAAATAATTGACTAACGCGTAAGATAAAA